GCCGAGCTGGTCGAGCAGCCCGCGCGCGGGCGCCCCAAGGGCTCGAAGAACCGCCGCACCGAGGAATGGGCGCGCTATGTGACCAGCCGCTACGGCTCGCCGCTCGAGGCGCTCGCGCGCGTCATGCACGACGGCCCGGCCGCGCTGGCACAGGAGCTCGGGGTCACCCTGGTCGAGGGGTTCGACCGCTGGCTGCGCGTGACCGAGGCCCTACTCCCGTATGTGCACGGGAAGCAACCCACGGCGGTGACGCTCGACGGCGCGCCGCCCGCGCCCGTCCTGCTGCAGGTCACCCCGGACGCGGCGATGCGCATGGCCGCCTCGCCCGAAGAGGCGATGGGGGTTCTGAAAATCGCGTTGAATCAAGACCTTAGCGACGCGGTCGCGGGCGAGTCTAACGGCGCGGAGTCTAACGATGGCTGGTAAACCCGCAGGCAACCGCGATTTTTCGCCGCTCGTCCAACTGATCGCCAATCAGTTGCTCGCAGCAGCCGCCCCGGGGTGTGCGCGTGCCGATCGTTCGCGCGGGGGGGGCTTGCGCCCGCGCCCGGCCGCGTGCGTTCGCGACCCCCGGGGGGGCCAAAACCGGCCGGCCTCGCGCGTCGCCGCCTCTCTGTCCGTCAAGCGTAAAAGTTTGACCGACCCCCGCCTAAGGCGGGCCGGGGAAACATCGCACACCATGCGCGGGGGCGCGGGGCCATGAGCCAGGCCGCCACCACCTTCCGCGCGCCCGGGCCGATCAGCGCGGCTTTCCTCGAAAACACGCACGAAATCTCGGTGCTGTGGGGGCCGGTCGGGTCGGGCAAGACGGTGACCGCGCTGATGCGCGGCATCATCGTCTCCTACTTCGCGCACCCCGAGCGCGACGGCATCCGCCGCGTCAAGGGCGCGGTCATCCGCCGCACCTTCCGCGACCTTTGGTCGACGACCATTCCCAGCTGGTGGACCTGGATTCCGCAAGGCTCCGGCCGCTGGACCGGCGGCAAGGACGAGCCCGCCACGCACGAGCTGGTGCTGACCCACCCCGATGGCGGCCGCATCGAACTGATCGTCGAGTTCAAGGCCTTCGGTGAACAGCGCCTGGAAGAGGCGCTGCGCGGGTGGGAAGGCTCCTGGGCTTACGTTGACGAATGCGACTTGCTCGACGAACGCGCGCTGCCCTGGCTGCTGTCACGGTGCGGCCGCTATCGCCTCGCGCAGCAGGTCGACCCCGAGCGCAATCCGCCGCGCCGCTTCGTCTGGGGCACGTGCAACGCCACCGATACCGACCATTGGCTCTACCGCGACATGGTCGAGCAGCCGCGCGAGGGCGTGAAACTGTTCCGCCTGCCCGGCGGCCTTGATCCGAACGCGGAACGCCCGCCCGGCATCACGCGCGAATACTACGAAACCCTGCGCCGCACCATGCAGCCTTGGGAGGCGCGGCGCTTCGTTGACGCGCTGCCTGGCTACTCGCGCGACGCCGACCCGGTGTTCCCCGAGTTCAACGCCGCGCATCACGTCGCGCGCGAGCCGCTGCGGCCGATCCCGTGGCGGCCGCTGGTGATCGGCATCGACGCTGGCGGCACGCCCGCCGCCACGTTCTGGCAGCGCGACACGGCGGGGCAATGGCGTGGCTTGGCCGAGCTGGTCGCGCCGCCCAACGGTGTGATGGGGCCGAGGCGCTTCGGCGAGGCGCTGGCGCAACTGCTCGCCGAGGAGTTCCGCGACGTCGATCCGAAGTCGATCGTCGGCGTGGCCGACCCCGCCGCCGCGTATGGCGCCGACCGGATGGCCGGCGACGACGACTGGATCGAGACCGTCGCGCGCGTCGCGCGCATCCGCATCATCCCCGCGCCGACCAACAAGATCGCGCCGCGGCTCGAAGCCATCCGCCGACCGCTCACGACTTGGATCGACGGCGTCACCCCGGGCCTGATCCTCTCGCCCACCATGAAGCGCACGCGCCGTGCGCTGGAGGCCGACTACCGCTTCCGCCGCGTCGCCATGGGGCCAGGCCAATGGCGGCGCGAAGACGTGCCCGACAAGCACAGCCCGAACGGCGCCAGCCACATCGCCGACAGCGTGCAATACGCGCTGCTGCACCTCGGCGGCTACGCCGAGGCCAAGGCGCGCGACCCGCGCCCGGCCGCGCGGTTCACCGCGCCCATCGTCGCGACCACCGGCTTCCGCGTGTGAGGAGAACCCGACCATGCCCGTGACCACCATCACGCTCGACCCCGGCCAGAAGCACCACCGCCGCGGTGGCGATGGCGAGTTGCAGCCGAAGCCCGCGCCCGTGCCCGCCGAGGCCGTCACCGAGCCCAAGCCGGGCGAGCCTTTGCCGCCCTCCGCCGACCCGGACTTTGTCGAGGGCCCACCGCCGCCGCGGCCGACGCTGACCATCACGCTGCAGCCGCGGCACCACGAGTGGCTGCTGATGACCGCCGCGCGCGAGGGCCGCAGCCCCGAGAGCATGGCCGAGGCGCTGATCCGCCAGGCCTACGCCGCCGATCCGATGCGCGTGCGCTCCACCCTGCCGCAAGGGCCGGGCCAGCCGGCCGGGACGGCGCGGCGATGAAACCGCCGCCCATTGCGGTGCTGCCCGAGGACGGTCAGGGCGGCGTGGAATACCTGCCGGTGCCGGACCTGACGCCGGAGGAGGTCGCCACCTTCGACGCGGCCCGCCGCGTGCTAGGCGTCACCGAGGGCGAACTGGTCGCCATTGGCCGCGCGTGGTGGAACAAAACCGGCCGTCACCTCATCCGCGCGCCCGAGTGGCGCAACCCCGACGCCGGCATCCAGTCCCGCATCACGCGCGGCCTGCCGTTCGAGCAACTGACGCCGATCGAGCAGCAGCGTGTGACCATCGCTTGCTGGCTGCACAAGATTGTGCCGCTGTTGCAGGCGGGTCAGCCGCTCAATCCGCTGCACCGGGGGCATTGAGCGCGCCATGTGGTTTGTGGGCTTTCCGACGCACGACAGCCGCGTGGCCCCGCGCGGCGGCTGGCGCTGGTGGCGCTGGTTCACCAGGCCTGGGTATCGGCACGTCTGCGCCTGGTGCGCCGCAGCCGATGGCGGCACGGTGTTCATCGATCCGCTGGCTGGCGGCCTGGTCGTCGAACACTTCCCGCAGCCCGTCGAATGGGTCACGCGGCACTTTGTCGATGCCGACGTCTGGACGCTCGCTTACCCAGCCGCGCCGCCGAAGGTGCATCGCCGCCCGCCGCTGCGCCCGTTGCTGACCTGCACGGAAGTCGTCAAGGCCGCGATCGGCCTGCGCGCCTGGTGGGTGATCACCCCGCGCCAGCTCGCGCGCGCGCTGCGCCGCCGTGGCGCCGTGCCCGTGCTTCCCGTCACCTCGCTTCCCCCCAGCCACACAGGAGCCTGACGCCATGGGAGCCATCTTCTCGCCGCCCAAGCCCAAGGGGCCGGACCCAACCCTGATCGCTGCGCAGAAGCAGCAGCTTGAGGACGAGCGCAAGCGCCGCGAGCAGCTGGAGGCCGAAAAGCAAAGCCGCGTGCGCGCCATGCTCGGGCGCAGCATGGGCCGCGTCAGCCTGCTCGGCGGCCCCGAAACCGGCGTGCCCGCCGCCGACGGCGCGGAGAAGCTGGGATGAGCGCGCGTCTTCCCCCGCTGACCGAGGGAGAGGCCAAGGCGCTGCTCAAGCGCTCGAAGGCCGCCTTCGCGCGGCTCCACCGCTACATGGCGACCTTCCGCGATATCGTGGAACTCTGCATGCCGCAGCGCGATGCCGTCACCGGCAAGGCCGAGGGCCAGGAACGCACGACCGCGATCTATGACTCGACCGCCTGCTACGGCACCAGCCGCTTCGCCAACCGCGTCGTGCAGGCCATGTTCCCGGCGCAGGAGCGGTGGGCGGAGCTGCGCCTCTCCGCGCCCGAGCTCGACGAGGCTGATGAGGCCGACCGCGAGGCGCTGCAGATCCGCCTCGAAGCCGTCAACCGGCTCATTTTCCAAGCGATCCGCGAGAGCAACTTCGACCTCGCCATCGTCGAGGCCGCGCATGATCTCGCCGCCGGCACCATGGCGCTGCTGGTGGAACCCGGCCGCGCCGCCGGCGGCTGGGGTGCTGCGTTGTTGCGTTTCCAGCCCGTGCCGATCGGCGCGGTGGCGATCGAAGACGGCCCCTTCGGCACGGTGGGTGCCGCGTTCCACAAGCAGCGGCTGGCCGCGCGGCTGATCCGCCCCACCTGGCCCGACGCGGAGCTCGACGCCGACCTCGCCCGCAAGGTCGAGCAGAAGCCCGACGACGAGGTCGAGCTGCTGCACGCCACCGCCTACGACTACGACCGCCAGGCGTGGCGGATCGCCGTGCTGCACAAGACGCACGTCGTCGTTGACCGCGCGGCGCGCGCCTGCCCCTGGATCATCGTGCGATGGATGAGGACACCCGGCCAGGTCTACGGCTACGGGCCGCTGACCATGGCGCTGCCCGACATTCGCACGCTCAACAAGGCCAAGGAACTCACCCTGCAGAACGCGGCGCTGAACGTCGCGGGCGTGCACACGGCGGTGGACGACGGCGTGCTGAACCCGCTCACCATCCGCCTCACACCCGGCGCAATCATCCCGGTGGCGTCGAATGGCGGGCCGCGCGGGCCGTCGCTTGCGCCGCTGCCGCGGTCGGGCAGTTTCGACCTGAGCCAGATCGTGATCGAGGAGCTGCGCCGCGACATCCGCGCCGCGCTGTTCGACATTCCGTTGCCGGACCAGATCAGGTCGAACGTGTCGGCGACCGAGATCGAGCAGCGCATGGCCGAATACAACCGCCAGACCGGCGCTTTCGGGCGGCTCTACATCGACGGCACGCGGCCGCTGATCCACCGCATCGTCGACATCCTCGACGACGAGGGCGTGCTGCCCGGCGTGTTCGACTTGTTGCGCGACGACAGCATCCGCGCCGTGCCGACCTCGCCGCTGGCGGTGATGATGGACATGGCCGAGGTGCAGACCATCGCCCGTTATGTCCAGATCGGCGCGGCCTTCGAGGCCTTCGATCCCGGCTTCATCCGCCGCGGCATCTCGACCGAGCGGCTGGCGAGCTGGCTCGCCGAGCGGCTTTCGGTGCCCGCGGTGCTGCGCATCACGGAGGCCGAGCGCAGGGCGCAGGCGCAGCAGGCGCAACAGATGCAGATGCTGGAGATGGCGGCGAAGAGCCCGGCCGTGGCGCGCGTGGCTGACAACTTGACCGATCCGCGCACGCTCGCGCGGCAGCCCACGGCGGGGTCGGCATGAACGCCACCCACGCTGACGCCGCGCGCACCTGGCAGCAGCAGCGCGAGGACTACGAGAGCCTGGTGCGCGCCGTGTTCAGCACGCCCGCCGGGCAGGCGCTGCTGCTGCATTGGAAGTTCAATCTGCTGCAAGCGCCGACGTGGCAGCCGGGCGACGACCTCGCCACCGCCGCCTTCGCCGAAGGCCGCAAGGCTTTCGTGCGCGCCATCGACGCCATCGTCACACCGCAGAGGCCCCTATGACCACGACCACCACTGACGTCGAACAGACCAGCGCGCCCGCTGGCTTGCTCGATCTCGCCCCCGCAACCGACGTGCCGCCGCCGCCGCCGGTTGGCCACCCGCTGGCCAACGGCGCGACTGAGATCAAACCGACCGACGGCAAGCAGCCCGCGCCCAAACAAACCGCGCAGCGGCCGGAAGGTTTGCCCGATCAGTTTTGGGACGCTGAGAAGGGCGAGGTGCGGCTTGCCGAGCTGATCAAGAGCCAGGCCGATTTGCGCCGCATCGTCAGCCGTGGCGAGCACAAGCCGCCGCCCACGCCGGACGATTACAAGCTGCCAACCGGCGACACAATCCCGCCCGACCTGATCAAGCCCGACGATCCGTTGTGGAAGGCAACCTGCGCCGCCGCGCACGCGCGCGGCTTCAGCCAGGCCGACCTTGAAGCGCTGGCCAAGCCCTTCCTAGAGACGCTCGCCCAAATCACCAAGGATGCGCGGCCGCTCACCCCCGAGGAAGCCAAGGCGGCGCAGGAACAGGCCATGGCGGCCGAGATGGCCAAGCTCGGCGCGCAAGGCCCCGCGATGGTGCGCGGCGTCGATACCTGGCTGAAAGGGCTGGCCGCGAAGCAGGTGTTGACCGCCGACGAACTCGCCGCGCTGCGCAGTGTCGGCACGGCCGATGGCGTGCGCGCGCTCGCCAAGCTGCGCGAGCTCGCGGGCGAACGCTCGCTCGGCATCAACGCCGGCGTGGCTCCCGAGATCGGCAGCGAAGAGGAAGCGCGCGCGCTGCTGCGCCAGGGCTTCGCCGCCGGCGGCGAGCAGACCGACGAAGGCCGCGCGCTCTTGGAGAAGGGCCGCGAAATGCTGCGCCGGCTGGAGGCCGCCGGGGTGAAACTCGGCACCGTGCGGCAGCCGCGGTGAAATGACAAAATGGCTTGACAACCGCCGGTGGTTATGACTAGACCCGAGTCGGCCGCGCCAGCGGCCATCCTGCTGGTCTCTTCTTTCGGTACGACACCTGGGGCCGGCGCTGCTCCTCCGGCGCCGGCCCGTTC